ACAAGTATCTTGCGGCGCCTGATGCTGCCGCTGGTTTGACTAATTTTCCTGGCCCTGGCGCTGAGGGAGAAGGTGGAGACGGGGGCGCCTCTAAGCAGAAGAAGCAGCGTAAATCGCAGCTTGAGTCGATAAGAAACGGCGAAAAGCTTCTTGATATTGAGCTGATGCTACTTGAGAACTCAAGAGAGATTGGCAAGGCTCAGTTTGAAAATAATTTCACAAGAGTAAATGAACTAAACAATCAAAAAATATCGCTTGAGTTCGCAAAGCAGGCTGCACAAAATGAGTTCGAGTATCGTGACGCAGTCGCCCAGGCAATCGGCGACGAAAATCAAGCCGCAATAATACAAGAGGCTGCTCTTAAGAGGGAGATTCAGGACAAGCTTCTTCTTGTCCAGTATGAGGGGGCCTTGTCGGATGAAGCTCAGCGTCGCGCTCTTGAGCAAAAGGCTGCCGCGAAAGCTTCTCAGGATGAGTTATTTAGCTTGCGTGAAAAGCTCGGCCTCGTAAGCGATCAGGAAAGAATTTCTAGGTACAGGACAAACTTAGAAGAGCAAGGTACGCCTAATGCCGACGAGCTTACTGATCTTTATAGACAGACTATTGATCCTACTTTTGCTGAAGGTATTTCTCAAAACATTAGAGCCCTCAAGAAAGATTTAGAAGAGCTTTTAGATCCGATCAACCAGGTCACAGGCGCCGCAAATGCAATCGGCACTGCATTCACCGATTCATTCATGAGCGCTATTACAGGTAGCGCTACAGCTCAAGAAGCGCTTGCAAACTTCTTCAGCAATACGGCTAAGTTCTTCTTGGACATGGCTGCGCAGATCATCCAGAAGATGATCACGATGGCGATCTTGAATCAAGTTGTTGGGTTGCTGCCTGGTGGCGGTGGCTTCAAGTTTTCTGGCGGCTCAGCAGATGCAGGGCTGAACGCTGCAAATCTAATGGGGGGCATCAGCCCCTTCGCCATGGGCGGCATCGTTGATAAGCCCACCATGTTTGCCTATGCAAACGGCGGTGTTGGCCGCTTTGGCATCATGGGCGAAGCTGGTCCAGAAGCGATTCTTCCACTGCAACGTGGTTCGGACGGGAAACTTGGAGTTCAGGCTTCAGGTGGCGGAGGAGTATCCGTCGGGAATATCAACATTACGGTCGAAAACAGCGGCGACCAGCTCAGTCCTGCAGCACAAAAACAACTCGCAGGGCAGGTTCAAGGTATCGTATTATCAACGCTTGCAAACGAGCGTCGCAGTGGAGGGATGCTCTGATGACCTATCTGGCCTTTGATGATATTAAGCTTGAAAGGACTACTGCAATAAAAACAACAACCAGAATTCAGCGTGCCCAGTTTGGCGATGGATATAGTCAAATTTTGACCGATGGCGTTAATTCAAATATAGAAAGATGGGACTGTACTACTGGCCTGCTTGAGAACTCAGAGGCTTATTCCATTGAAAGCTTTTTGCTTTCTAAGAAAGGTCAGGCAATTACTTGGACCAGTCCGCTTGACACTAAAACATTTTCAAGGCCGTTTGAATCCGGGCAATTAAGTCTTGGCTATACAAATATCAGCACACTTTCTCTTGACGGCTACAGTCGTCCGGCGAACTATACAGCTAATCTTGCGACTGGCCTTTTAACATCAGTAAACATTGCGGATTCTACTGTCGTCGAAGTAACTCTTACTCTTTCTCCTCGAACATTTTTGCTTGATGATGGATGGACTCTTACTCCTGAGACTCCAGCATATGCTCGGATCAAATTTAGCCTTACCCAGGTGTACGTATGACCCAAACACCTCCCAACGCCGAAACCCTTAAAACACAGCTTCCGCAGGTTATCGACCTGTTTACGCTCGACATCACCACCCTTTTGCCCGCTGGTTCGACTGAGCAGGCTATCTATCGCTTTTGCAACTGGACCCAAGTCAACGGCACAGACATCGTTTATCAAGGCAACACCTACACCGCATTGCCACTAGAGGCAAACGGCTTCGAGCTAAACACCAAGGGACAACTGGCACGCCCCACCCTTACGTTCGCCAACGTCGGTTTAGCTATCACAGCGTTAACCAATACGTATGACGACTTGGTTGGTGCGTCAGTTCAACGTATCCGCACACTTAGTACGTACCTTGACGGTCTACCGGGTGCCGACCCCGACGCTTATTGGGGTCCAGATGAATGGATCGTTGAACAGAAAAGCAACGAAACCAAGCTTGCCGTATCGTTCCAGCTTGCTGTTCCGTTTGACCTTGAAGGCAGGGCATTGCCAGGCCGCAGGTTGCTACGGGAACAATGCCAGTGGATTTACCGCAGCGACATCGGCTGTCACTATGACGGAAACCGTTACTTCAACGCCGACGATCAGTCAGTGGCAAGCATTGATAACGATGTATGCGGCAAACGGCTGAGCAGCTGCCAGCTTCGTTTTGGTCGCATCGAGGTGCTGAAATCCTTCACGTCTGGAACATTATTTTTGGGTTACACCAACATCAGCCCCACCAACGTGGTGATTGTTGGCGACTACCAAGAGACAACGGATTTTACAGTTAACGCAACAACAGGCATTTTGACCTCCGTCACGATTGCGGACGGGATTGTATTGACAATCCGCTTTAGCCCTACCACTGCAGGAGACCGCATCCCGTTTGGCGGTTTCGCTGGCCTCGTCGATTCTCAAGGTTGATCATGCTGTCCACATTTTCCAACCCACTTACAGCAGCGCAGCTGGCGAAGATCCGCCAGTACGCCGAAGCCGCATACCCCGCAGAGGCTTGCGGTTTTGTGTTGGCCGATGGAACGGTGGTCGAATGCGCCAACACCTCCACGGTGCCTGATCAATTCGTAATCAGCGCCGCCGACACAGCAAAGTATTTAGACGATGCAGTGGCCTCGTGGCATAGCCATGACGACTACGCCGCGTTGAGTTTTGCCGATGTCAACGCATCAAAAGCGCTGAACCTCCCTTATGCAGTGTGGAACTGCGCCAGCACCGAGATCTTTTATTACGACCCACGCCAATCCGCTGGTTTGCTGGAACGCCCTTGGATGTATGGCGGTTATGACTGCTATGCGGCAGTGCGCGATTGGTACTCACAACAAATGGGCGTTGAGATGGGAGATTATGAACGCCAATACGAGGGCGAATGGAAGCAGCGCGGCTTTACGCATTTTGAAGCCAACTTTGCCAACGAAGGCTTTATTCAAATCCCCAAGACCGCACCACTGGAGCGCGGTGATGTGCTGCTTTTCCGCATTCGTAACCAATACACCTGCAATCACGTTGCTGTTGTGGAGGATCCTGCGGCGAACCAGATCTATCAACATCTGTTTGACAGGCTGTCTGGGGTAATGTCCTACAGCAGTTATTTCCGCGATAATACGTACATGGTGGTGCGGCGTGGAGGCTGATGGTCACGATTCGATTGCTAGGTGAAGCTGGCCGCCGTTTTGGGCGCAAATTCCAGCTTGCAGTAAAGACACCAGCAGAAGCGATGCGTGCGCTGTGCATCCAGATTCCAGCATTGCGCCAATACCTGCTTGAGTCAGGCGAAAAGGGCATCAACTGGCGCGTGGTTACCGAGCACCCTGATGGCTTAGAAGAAGAGCAGTTGCTGTGGCCGATGAGTAAGCGGATGGTGCTTGCACCATTACCTGCTGGTCGTGGTGGTGTCGGCAAAATCATTGCGGGGGTAGCGCTGGTGGCTGCTGCGATCGTCTTTGCCCCTGGCGGATTGCTGGCCGGGTCCATATTTGGTTTCACTCTTGGCTCCACAGCAGCAGTGGCTGTCGGTTCCATTGGTCTGTCAATGATCTTTAGCGGTGTTGCAGAACTACTGACGCCAACGCCCAAAATGCCCAACGTCAAGAATGTTGGTGGAAGTTCAACGTCAGGCCGTGACGAGTCGGAGCAGTTGAACTCGTTTACGTTCGACAAGTCCAACGCGAATACGATACAAGGAGATGTCGTTCCCGTTCTTTACGGTGAGCGCATTGTTGGGGCGTTACCCGTCCTTTCCTTTGGCCTCGAACTGCAGAACTACCTGTGATGGAAGACATCAACAAGAACGAAGAACTGCAGGTTAAAGGCGCCAAAGGTGGCGGCGGTTCAAGCAAAAAGGTAACGCAAAACGTCACGGTTGTTGCGCCTACACGCCAGCCGGTCATTGCAGATGACAACCTATTTTCGGTTGCATTTGCCAAAACCGTTTACGCCGTATCAGAAGGCGAAATTGAAGGCTTCCCAAACAGCATTGAAAAAGACGTTTATCTAGATGGCGTCCCAATTCAAAACCCCGATGGAACGAGCAATTTTGACGGGTACACGCTTGATCATCGTGTAGGCGATGATGAAACTCAGACACCAATCGAAGGTTTTAGTACAACTGAAAACACCGTTGGTGTAAGCACCGAGGTCACTCAAGCAGTGGGGCCAATTGTCCGTGCGATTACGGATAAGGATATTGAGCGGTGCCGCGTAATTATTTCGCACCCTGCACTGCAATCCCAAAACCCCCAAAACGGCGACGTTAGCGGCACTTCAGTCAGATACAACATTGAAGTCAACGCCAATGGTGGTCCCTATTCAAGTGTTGTTAGCGGTTACGTTGAAGTCAGCGGCAAGTCAGATAGCGAGTTCCAGCGTGCATACGAGTTTGATCTCCCTGGAACTGGCCCCTGGAATGTACGTGTCTCCCGCCTAACCGCAGACAACACATCTCCGTACATCCAAAACGATATTTACTGGCAAAGCTACACCGAAATTATTGACGAAAAGTTTGCTTACCCAAACACTGCCCTTGTCGCGGTCAAGGTAGATGCGCGTCAATTTAATGCAATCCCCGACGTATCAGTCAAGCTACGCGGCAAGCGTGTCCAAGTACCTACTAATTACAACGCCGAAACCCGTACATATACAGGTATCTGGGATGGCACGTTCCAGATGGCGTGGACCGATAACCCCGCTTGGATCTTCCGTGACATTGTTCTAAACGAGCGTTTTGGCGTTAAGCGGTACGTTAATTCAATCGCAATCGATCCTTGGTATCTCTATACCGTCAGCCAGTATTGCGACGAATTAGTCCCTAACGGATCAGGTGGATACGAACCACGCTTCACCTGCAACGTGTTTTTGCAGAACCCAGGCGGTGTGTATGAAGTGCTCAATGCACTTGCTTCGT